TTAAAATAAAACCATTTGGTGGCAAGTTTTATTTTGAAAGTATTTAGTGGAGGAATAAATGGCAAATCCACAAAGAGAAGGAGGTATAAATGGCAGACGAATTTATAGAAGATGGTTTTGTCCTATTATCAAGAAAAATATTTAAAAGCAAAACCTTTAATGGTTTAAATGCTATACAAAAATATATAACAATATACCTAATATTAAAAGCTAATTGGAAGGATAATGAGTGGTGGGATAGCTACCAAAAGAAATTTATTACCATTAAAAGGGGGAGTTTTATAACCTCGATAGAGCAGATTAGAAAAGAGATTAAGGACAAATCAATTAAAACACAAAAAATTAGAACCTGTATAGAGATTTTAAAAAACATGCAATTTCTAACAAGCGAAACAACAAGCCACTATACTCTTATAACCATATTAAAATATGACCTTTATCAAGCTGTGGATAATTACATTAACAAACCAAATAACAAAGCCTTAACAAAGCCTCAACAAAGCCTTAACAAAGCCTTAACAATAACTAATAAGGATAAGAAGGATAAGAAGGAAAAAGAAAGGAAACTAAGTCGCACTTTTGAAAAGTGCGAGGCGGTATATCAACTTACAATTTATTTAGAAGGGAAGATTAGAGAAAATAATAAAGCGATTAACAAAAGAACAGAACCACAGATACAATCCTGGTGTAAAGATATAGATTTATTAATTAGAAAAGATGGTGCAAATCCTAAAGAAATAAAACAGATAATAGATTGGGTAGTAGAAGATAATTTTTGGTCAGGCAATATTTTATCTGCTAAAAAATTAAGAAAGCATTATCCGAGATTTTATAAAAAAGTTATAACCAACACAACCCACGATCCCAACCGTTTCGATTTTATTAATGAGGAGGAAAATATAATTGAATAAAAAAACCTTTTCTAATGTAATAGAATTATTAGAGGCAGGATTTTCAGTTAAGTTAAGTAAAGACACGAGTAAAATTTATTGGGATATACTTAATAAATATGATGATAATATTATTAAAAAAGCTACTATTAAATGTGTTAAAGAACTTAAATATTTCCCTAAAATATCCGAGATTATAGAAGCCATTGAAGGCAATTCTACAGATGAAGCCGAACTTGCCTGGATATCTTTGTTGGACAAAATAGAAACTGTAGGACATTACCAATCCGTATCTTTCCCAAAATATCCGGCAATTGGGGCGGTAATTGAAGCACTTGGTGGTTGGTTAAGTATATGCGAAACGACTTTTGATGAGGAGAAATGGATTAAAAAGGAATTTATAAAATTATATCCCATTATAAAAAAAAGGGGTGAATATCCCGATAAATTAATAGGTCAATTTGAATTAGATAATGGGAATAAATATACCGAAAAATATATGTTGGATAAGTATGGGATGAAACTAGACGGCACGAAAGTAGATAGGAAACAGATAGAAGACAAGAAAGAATTAAAAGATAAATTTAATATGCCGGAAGCGGCAGAAGGAGAAAAAGTAAATGATAACTAAAAACAAATTTCTAATAGCTGAATATATAGAATCTAATCGTGAAAACATAATAGAAAAGTATGAGCAGAATACGCCGATAAAAACAATAGCCGAGTTATACGGCGTGTCAAGGTCTATCATATATCTGCGGCTACGCAAATGGGGCATAACTGTTCGGAAATATAAAGGGACAAGGCGTAGAAAAGAGGAAAGACTGGTAAGTCGGGAGCATTACAAGCGGCAGTTTAGTAAAGCATTTTTAGCGAAGCAAAAAGAGAATACCAGAATAAATAATGAGCATATTACATACATTAAATTTAAACGTAGCACAGAAGATCAAAAGTTAGTAGATAATTTATTGAGCCGACCAATAATCGGCTAAAAAGGGGGTAAGTAAATTGAGGACAGTAACAATGCGGGGTGGTAAATATTCAACGCAGATTAAATGATGATTATGTAAAATTACAAAGATATGCTGATAGTTATGGACCAATTATAAGAAAGGTGAAAGATGAAGATAATAATAAATCAAAGGAGGCGAGCCACAATTATCCAGAAAGTGAAGAATAAGATTAAGATAACCGAAAATGACGTTAAGCGACAGGTTAAGGATTATTTAAGCATTAAAGGCTGGTATCATTTCCCAATTTTGCAAGGATTAGGATCTTTTAAAGGTATCCCCGACCGGATAGCCATTAAGGATGGCCGTACCATATATCTCGAAGTTAAAAAGCCTACCAGAAAGCAGAGTCCCGAACAGATAGAATTTGAAGAGAATATTACACGACAGAAAGGGGAATATTATCTGATAGACTGTTTGGAAGATTTGATTAAAGTAATAAAATAGGATTTGACTTTAAAGGGGCAGGTGATATAAAATAGATAAAATAGAAGTGAAATGTGCAAGATGTGGCAAAAACCTCTTTTTCATATTGCCTGACCGTACCGATAACGGAAACACTAAAATAGAAGTGAAATGCTATAAAGACCGTTGCGGGGCAATAAATATCGTTGATTATCGGAATCCGGATAAATTGGAGGTGAGGTTAAAGGAATGAAAGTATTAAAAAAGCCAAGAGATATTAAAGTAGTTAAACGTAAAAAGGGCGAAAAGGTAAAGATATATTATTGTGACGGATTCCCAAAAAAATTTATTAAGAATAGGGTGTATATTGTTAACTGTAGAGAAGAGGTTATTGGCATATGAAAATAAATAATCGTGTCTAATAATTAAATATTTTAGAGCTCCACTATAGAGGGCCAAGTTAAATAATGCATAAAAATGTATATTAATTTGGCTTTTTTTGTTTAAAAAGGTGATGATTTTATGGGAATTAAAAGGAGCCTACGACAGCGGAAATTTATAAAGGCTTATATTGATAATGGCGGTAATGCAACAAAAGCTTACATGGAGATGAATCCAAAATATAAGGGTAAGTGGGCGCGTAAATTAGGCTCTCGTATGTGGACAAAATTAGACATTTCATTCGATGAACTCATAGAATTAACGGGAATAACTGATTTATCGCTTAATAAAAAACTTAATGAAGGCCTGGATGCCAATAAAACAATTTCCGTTATCCCTATCTCACCAAAAAAAAATCAGGAGAACTCTACTAATCTACCTGATGCCGATTCTAAAAATATCGAGTTTGTTGAAGTTCCTGATTATGGTATTCGTTTCAGATATCTGGATATGGCATATAAGATAAAAGATAAATACCCTTCCGAAAAACATGATGTAACCATGAAAGGTGAACTAAAGTTAATTGATGCCAAAAGAAAACTCATTTCTAAGATCGATAACCTCGCTTCCAAAAAAAGAGAGGGATAGGATATTAAATAGTCTAACCCAGGAAGAGGCAGAAGACGTCTTATACGATTGGGAATTCTGGGCTCGGCCGAAGCAACTACCACCGCCGGGAGATTGGTTAACTTGGATGATCGTCACCGGAAGAGGTTGGGGAAAAACTCGGACAGGTTCGGAATTCGTCAATGCTAAGGCCAGAAAAGGAGCTCAACATATTGCTCTTATCGGGCAAACTAAAGCTGACGTTAGAGACACTATGATAGAAATTGGACCTTCTTCAATTTTAAAGATATCGAACCCAAATTTTTACCCGAAATATGAATCATCCAAAAGAAGGATTGTCTGGCCCAACGGATGCATAGGGACAATCTATAGCGGTGATGAGCCAGGTCAGGTAAGGGGTCCTTCTCACGATGTAGCCTGGATTGATGAATTATCTAAATTTAAATATCCAAAGGATATCTGGGATAATTTAATGTTCGGCCTTCGTGAAGGTGAAGACATGCGGGTATTAATTACTACTACTCCGAGGCCGATACCAATCATAAAGAATCTACTGAAGGATCCGAATACTATAGCCATCCGCGGGAGTACCTTTGAAAATAAAGAAAATTTATCGCAGAAGTATTTTGATTATGTTATAGCACCTTATATAGGTACTAGGTTGGGGAATCAAGAAATTGAGGGCAAAATATTAGAGGATAATCCAGATGCATTATGGACAAGAAAGATTATCGAAGATAACCGCAGGAATAAGGCACCAGAATTAATAAGAGTTGCAGTTGCTGTTGATCCTCAGGCCACTGATAACGTCATGTCTTCTGAAACTGGTATTATCGGCGGTGGCCTAGGCGAGGATAGACATGTTTACGTTTTAGAGGATGCTACTATAAAGGGAAGTCCGGATCAATGGGGTAGGGCGGCGGTAACTGCCTATAATAAGTTGAAAGCGGATAGAATAACCGGGGAAGTAAATAACGGCGGTGACATGGTTGAATATGTCATAAGATCCATTGAGCCCAATATATCTTATAATAGCGTTAGGGCTACCAGAGGTAAATATCTCAGGGCTGAGCCGGTATCAGCATTATATGAACAATGTGTGGCGAAAGGAACTTTAATAAAAACTATTACAGGGGCGAAGGCAATAGAAAACATTAAAGTAGGTGAAATGGTCTGGACAAGGAATGGACTTAAACGTGTTTCATGGTCAGGAATCACAGGAATTAAAAAAACACTTACTATAAAAGCGAATGGTAATATTTTGAGATGTACGATAGACCACCCCATATATACAATAAATAAAGGTTTTATAAATGCTGTACAACTTGCTCCTAAGAGTGATATAATACTCTTAGGTGGTGATGAAATATGCGTAAAGTATATAAATATAAATGTATTGAATGCGGAGAAATTGTTACGAGAAAAAGAATTAGATGTAGATCATGTGCAGCAAAATTACGTTGGAGAATATCGAGAAAACCTAAAAGAGATTTTGTTGAGTTTGACGGAAAACGATATTATAAACAAAAAGATGGATATTGGCGGGCTGGGAGGCATTCTGGAAATGAATTATTCCATAGGGCAATTTGGAAATATTATAATGGAGAGATACCAGAAGGAGTTCATATACACCATATTGATGGAAATCCGAGCAATAATGATATTGAAAATCTGGGAATACTCAATCCAAGTAAACATGGCAAATTACATTATAAAGAATTTTATGATAAGTATCTTTCAACTCAGAAAATTAGAGAAAAAATGTCTAATTCTTCTAAAAAGTGGTGGGCAAAAAGGATATTTAAAATACATAAATGTGAAGAATGTGGCAAATATTTTAAGACGAGAGCTACAAGGGTCAGGTTTTGTTCACCACATTGCAACTCAACCTATTGGAATAGAGAGCGTGGGAAAAGGTAGTATTGAGCAAGTTTATAATCTTGAAATTGAAGGATGCCCTGAATTTTTTGCGAATAATATACTCGTGCATAATTGCCGTATCCACCACGTCGGAAACTTTCCGGAGTTAGAGGACCAACAATGCGAGTGGGTACCAGGGGAAAAGAGCCCTGATAGATTGGATGCATTAGTCTGGCTTGTCTATGAATTATTACCGGATATGTTTGAAGGTAATAATATCGAAGGACGTAGCGCCGGAAGACGGGCAACTGCAGGACAGGACTGGTAGAATGTTTATAAAAATATATTTGACTATGAATAAATTTAGTGTTATGCTGTAAAAAATAGAATAAGTGTGTAGAGCTCCATCTTTAGAGGGCCAAGATTCAGAATGTTTTTTGACATTCTTACTTGGTCCTCTTTTTTTTGTTTTAAAGGATGGGTTATGAGTATAAAAGATATATATCAAAATACCAAAGAAGCTATAAAGAAGATGTCAAAGCCCAATATGGGTGAGATGTCCAGCTCAGGGAATAACATCTGGGGCATCGGCAATCTTCCCATATATAACCCTGATGATCTAGTGGGAAAAAAGGGATTAGATATCTATCGGACCATGCAGAAGCGAGACGGCCAGATTAAAGCTATCTTTATGCTGAAAAAACATGCCAGGCTTTCTACTCCCTGGAATATAAGGCCGGAAGACGAAGAAGATCCGGACGCAGTGAAACAGGCCGAATTTATAGAGCATTGCTTTTCTGAGATGAAGGGAAATATAAATAATACTTTGCTTAAAATATGGAATGCTTTGCGGGATGGTTATTCGGTCTCTGAATTAAATTATAAGATCATCCCGGATGGAGAGTTTAAGGGGATGATCGGAATCGATAATATTAAGGTCCGGAAAGCAAAGAATTATGGCTTCTCGTGTGATGAACATGGGAATATCAAAGAAGATGGCCTGATCGAAAATAATAATACACATCTACCAATAAACAAATTTATTCTCTTTTCCTATAACCCTAATGACGACGACGCAGACAGCTTATACGGCGAATCCGATTTCAGGGCAGCCTACCGCTATTATTTCAGCAATGATATTATCCAAAGATTTTGGAATGTATACCTGGAGAAATTCGGCCAACCTACTGTTATAGGCCGTTATGAATCTGGCACACCTAAAACAAAGCAGGATGAATACCTTGACATATTAAAGACCATTCAAACTGATACGGCTATAGTCATGCCTAAAGGACTGGAAGCGGACCTATTAGAAGCATCTAGAAAAGGGGATGCAGGATATAAAGGGGCTTTTGATACGAATAATACCATGATAGCCAGATCATTATTGGTAGGTACTCTCTTAATGGATTCGGGTGAAAAAGGTTCATGGGCTCTCTCCAAGACTCATTTTGATATCTTCATATACATCCTCGATTACCTGGGAAACGAGACTGAGGATACCATCATCCGGGAGCAGATCATAAAACGGTTAATAGACTTCAACTTCCCCAAACCTAAATATCCCTACTTTAAATTCGAATCGCTCATTAAAGATGATCAAAAAGGCAAAGCTGAAGTAGCCAAGATATTGATTGATGCAGGGTTGATCAATCAGGAAGAGGAATGGGTCCGGGAGTTCTTAAAGATCCCAGCCAAAGAAGAAGGGATAGTTTTACCACAACCAAAGCCTGCAGGCGGGGGGTTTATAGAGAAGTATCAAGCCAATCTATCAAGGCAGCCTAATCAGTATGAAAAGAAATGTAACTTTACCAGAATCATCAAGAACTTAGATTATTTCGAAAATACAGCAAAAGAAGAACTTGCAGAGATTTTATCCTGGCAAAAAGATGCCCTTATAAAATCGATAACCAAAGCAAAGATCATGGAATCCCAGAATGCCCGTGAAGTGGAGAAATTGCAGTTATCTTATGTAGGTGATTTCCGAGATTGTGTCAAGAAGTGGCTGCAGGAGTTATTTAGATACGGTATGAGCGAAGTAGAAAGCGAATTGAAAATTAATAAATATGTAGGGTTACCTGCCGAGAAGGCAATGCAATACCTAAAAAATAAGTCCTTTTGGATTGCCGGAGTAATGAGAGATACGATATTGAAGGAAGCCAAAGGAATATTATACACCGGTATGAAGAATGGTTCGAATGCTACGGAAATGATATTTTTATTGGATCAGCTTTTTAAGAAATATATAGGAACTCCCGGTGTAGAAACCAGAAAAGGAGTATTATTAACTCCCTATCATTTAGAGAATGTGGTCAGGACCAACCTTTCAGACGCATACAACCAAGGCAGGCAGGACATGATGGAAGATAAAGATGTAAAAGAGATCATGGCCGGAGAATTGTTCTCAGCGATCCTGGATGACCGGACTACCGAGATCTGTGCAGCTCTTGATGGTCAGGTATTTATATACGGTGATCCGGATATAGCCAGATTTACGCCACCTTTACATTATAATTGTCGTTCACAATTGATCCCAGTGACCAAATATGAGACCTTTGAACCTATTAACCCTGGATTGAAAGCTCGGGCTTTACCCATGAAAGGGAAGGATTTTATAGAAAAGATAAAAGGAGATGATTAATTATGCCGTATAAGATAGAGAACCCTCCGGAGAAACTAAAGAATATGCCGAAAAAGGCACAGGAGATCTGGATAAAAATATTCAACAGTGCTTTTGAAACCTATAAAGGCAGAGATGATCAAGAGGCATTGGCCAATGCTACTGCTTGGGCGGCTTGCAAAAAAGCTGGATGGGTAAAAGACAAAGAAGGTAATTGGATAAAAACAGATCATAGTACCTTGACTGCTATGGAATTGGCTATATGGGAAGCATTTACCCAAACCTATGAGCTAAAAGATATAGAGGTATTTGCTACCGGTAAATGGAATGGCCACGAAATAACCGATAAGGATCTTGATGACATCGTAAACAATACTAATGAGATTATCGATAAGTTAAAGCCAATGGTGAAATTAGGCCATGATGACAAACAAAGATTATTGCAAAATACCGGTCTGCCTGCCGGTGGTTGGATCACTAAGCTAAAGAAGGTCGGAGATAAGATCTTAGTGAACATTAGAGAAGTGCCAAAGGTCTTATATCAATTAATCCAAAACGGAGCATATAAGAGAATAAGCTCGGAAATATTAAACGACTATACCGAACCTTCCACAAAGAAAACATATAAAAAAGTCTTATCTGCTATCGCATTTTTAGGCGGTGATCTCCCTGCAGTAACCAACTTAAAGGATATAGCAGCTTTATTCGATAGCGATGAAGATGAAAAGGCTCAAATAATCATATATCAAAAAGCAGAAGAATATAAATGTGAATGTATTGAATGCGGTTATAAGATGACTAGCGATAAGCATTGTAATGAATTAAAATGTCCCGAATGTGGCGGGCAAATGAGAAGGGTCGAACGTCCCGGGCCGGGGCAACCACATATAGAAAAATCTAAAGAAAGGAAGGT